GCGAACGCCAATGCCAACTTCAACGGCACCGCGATCATCTCCCCGAATGCGAATACGTTCGTAACGGCAGGTGCGATTCTGGACGACAACTCAGCCCCGATGATGGGCACCAAGGGTGATCGCAAGATCGTCAATGACCCATGGACCGATTCGCGGACCTCGACTTCGCTTCAGGGCTTGTTCAACCCGGTTGCGCGTATCTCCGAGCAGTATGAGTATGGCTCGGTCAAGCAGGCGCTTGGCTTTAGCTGGATGCGCGACCAGACCGTCATCAAGCACACCGCCGGCACGTTTACCGCCGGCACCGTGAATGGTGCGGGCCAGTCCGGCAATACTCTGGTGACGAATGCCATCACCGGCACTTTGAACCAGGGCGACATCATCACCATTGCCGGCGTCACCGCCGTCAACCGCGTCACCAAGCAATCAACCGGCATGTCCCGCCAGTTCGTTGTGACCGCAAACGTGCTAACCGCCGCGACCTCGATCCCGATCTATCCGGCGATTGTGGCGCAGGGCGTAGGTGGCGTGGACTCGCAGTATCAGACCGTTGTGTCTGCGCCTGCGGACGCTGCGGCGATCTCGCTCTATACGGCGGCCTCTGCGGTCTACCGTAAGTCGCTGGCCTATGCGCCGGAAGCCATCACCATGGTTACGGCGGATTTGTATATGCCGACCCGTGGCGTGATCGACTCGGCACGCGCTCAGTTCGATGGCGTGTCGATGCGTTCGATCTCGGCCTACCTGCCGGGTTCGGATCAGGCGATCAACCGCGACGACGTACTGTTCGGTCAATTGTCGATTAGACCTGAATGGATCGTCGGGGTCTACGATGCCATCTAGTTGATTTTGTTCAACTATTAACAACGCGGGCGGGGGATTGTCTCCCGCTCGCTTTTCTATGGAGTGACTATGCCTCGTTTAGCAATTCCCGATTTCGGTATGGAATATCCTGAGTACGAATACCGGGCGTGGCCCAAATACGTGGGCCTTGATGAAGAGGGCTTGGCACTGATTGCCAAGGATCAGGCCGAGTTCAACCGCTTCAAGGAGATCGCCGTTTTCCCGAAGTCTCTTGGCAAGGATCGTGACGGCAAGGAACTGATCGCACAGAACAAGCGCGATGAGGAATGGCTGAAGGGCAAGGTTGTCAAGACTGAGAATGCTCTGACCGAGGAACAGCCCGTTCGTCGCGGTCCAGGCCGACCCCGTTCCGAGGCGGTCTGATGCCAACCGGCACGGATATCTGCACGACGGCCCTGTTACGGGCTGGCGTATTGGGCGTTGGAAACCCTCCTTCCGCCGACCAGATTTCCCGTGCGCTGATCCTGTTGAATGACATGCTGGCGCTGTGGTCCTCCAAGCGCTGGCTGAACTATGCCGAGATCGACCATCTGGTTACAGTTACAGGCCAGCAGTCCTACACCATTGGGCCAGGTGGAGATATTCCAGTCACCGCGCGGCCGGATCGCATCGAGTATGGCTTTATCCGGCTGCTCAATTCCGGCAACAGCCTGCCGGTTGATATTCCCTTGCGTCAGATCATGTCGCATGAGGATTACAGCCGGGTAACGCTCAAGACACTCAAGACCCTGACCGACTCGTTCTTTTACGACTCCAATTTCCCGCTGGGCACGATCTATCCGTTGCCTGTTCCGAATATCGTTGGTCAATACGAGTTGCATTTCGGGACGCGCGTAATCTTGCCGGTCCTTGTGACGCCAGCCACCAACATCAGCCTTCCCCCGGAATACACCTACGCGATGCGCTGGAACATGGCGAGCGAATGCCGCGCGGAGTGGCGTCTACCGATGGCGCCCGACATCGAGGCCAAGGCCAAGGACGGCCGCGATACAATCCGATCCGGCAATGTGCAGGTGCCGTCATTGTCAATGCCTGCGGGCATGGGAGGTAGTAACGGCGGATTATACAACCCATTTTCAGATAGCGTCACCAACGTTCCATGACGCGCATTCCGCTTACGTCAGGGGCGTATCAATCCCGCTCTTTGATCGCCAATGCTCAAAAAAGTTTCAACCTCTATCTGGAAGCTAATCCGCCCGAGACCAATCCGCCTGTACCGTTCACGCTTTATCCAAGGCCGGGATTAAGACTGATCCAGAAATGCCCCACCTTCGGGATCGGGCGTAACGTCTACTGCGACTCCCAGGGAAATGGGTACATGGTCGCGGGGCAGACGGTTTACTACATCGATCCGAACTTCAATCTGCAAGCGTTGGGTATCATCGCGCCGGGCACCTCGATCATTTCGATGGCGGATAACGGCGTCACCATCCTGTTCGTGGACGGCACCACGGCCGGCTATACCATCGACATTCAGTCGAAGGCGATGGCGGCGATCAGTGATCCGAATTTCTCGGGAGGAAATTGGGTCAACTATATCCGAACGGTGTTTGCGCTCAATCATCCCGGTACGCGCGAGTTCTATATTTCCGGCTCCAATGCGGTGACGTGGGATGGTCTTGACTTCGGCATCAAGACCTCTAGTGCCGATCCGCTTGTTGCCTCGGTGGCCTTGAATGACCAACTCTGGCTTTTGGGTACCAAGAAAGGCGAGGTCTGGTACTTCTCCGGGGACGTAAATTTTCCGTTCCAGCAATTGCCCAACGTGGTGATCGAGCATGGCGTGGCGGCGACCTATTCCATCGGGCAGTCCGACAAGTTCCTGTTCTGGCTGACGGCGGACAAGGACGGCAAGCCATGGATCGCGCAGGGCGCGGCGGACTATTCGGTTGTGAAGGTCTCGACCTTTGCGATCGATAATGAAATTCGCTCTTACGTGCGCTGGAATGATGCGGTTGGTTACTGCTACCAGATTATGGGGCATCTGTTCTATCAGATCGATTTCCCCTCGGCTGACAAAACGTGGGTGTTCGACAAATCCAACAATCAATGGAACCAATATTCCTCGATTGACATCAACGGAAACCATCACCGGCTGAACGGGTTTCTTTCGGCCTATATGTATAATACCAACGTGATGATCGACTGGAAGACCGGCGATCTCTACGCCTTCGATCCCGATACCTTTACCGACAACACATTCCCGATTGTCTGCATCCGTGGCTTTCCGCATGTCGGGTCCAACGGCAACGAGGTCTCCTATCCCGGCTTCATGGCAGATATGGAGGTCGGCGAGGTGCCGGACATGCTACTGGACGATGATGGCTCGTTGACGACATCGCCGTGGAGCAGCGGGTTTAGTCCCGCCTTCGGGCCGTTTCTTCAAGAGGGTGTGCCCATTATTACCATGCGCTTTTCCAATACCAGGGGCGCATCGTTCGGTAATAAGCGCCCGCGTTCGTTGGGAACAACCGGGCAATACGCGCAAATCCTGAAATGGGATTCCTGCGGGATAGCCAGGGACGGCGTGTTTGAACTTGAGTTCGCGGTTCCCTGCAAGACTGCTTTGAATGGTGCATTTCTCTGGCCTGAGCCAGAGCAGGCTGAAACCTAATGGCTGCTTTCACCAGCAACCCGACCTTTGGATTACCGAGTAATACGCTTCCGCTGAGCGGCACGGAAATCATTGCCTCGATCTGGTATCAGTTCTTTGTGCGGCTTTCGCAGCTCTCCGCAGAGCGGCCCATTGCGACTATCGCAGTCGGGACATCACCGTTTGTCTATACCGCCTTCACGATCGGCAATGTGTTTATCTCGGGCGGCATGGTGTCGGATATCGAACTGACCCGCAGCGGCGTGTCGCTGGCATGCCCCGAGAATGTTTTCATCCCGGTGGCGGCCAATGACACCGTGACTATTACCTATACAGGTTTGCCAACCATGACCTTTGTTCCGAGTGCCCGAGGATGATGGAATCCGATCAGGTCGCGTTCACGCAAGCATTCTCGAAATGGTTCAAGGGCAATCAAACCGCGATGCGGTTCTGCGCCGATGTGCTGGAGATTGCCCACCTCTGGGACGATCTGGTTGACCAAGACGTAGTTGAACCCGTCGATGCGGACAAGACCTTTCGCAAGGTGATGCTGGAATTGCCGGCCAATGAGTTCTATCGCGCCAATTTCGCCTTTCTACATCCGGTCATGGTCATGGTCTGGGCGCAATGGGATGCCGCAAACCGGATGGAAGCCAAGCCACAAACGAATGACTTGCCTAAGACCTACATGCTGCGCGCCTCCTTGTATCAACTGTTTCATGCCTGCGCGGTGTTGTGCGGCGGTCTCGATTGGGCGGCGCAAGTCGGCCCTGACATCTATCGTCTCTATGGCGAGGAATTGAATGCCTGATCCAATTACAGCGGTATTGGCCGGCTCGGCTATTCTTGGGGCTGGAGCTAATATTTTCGGCGCGCAATCGGCTGCCGATGCTCAAAAGCAAGCTGCAGCACAAGCCAATGCGGCTGTGTTGCAGCAGCAACAGCAGGGCTTGGCGGCGCAGAAGGGCTATTTCGATACCGGCAATGCGCCGTTGTCCACGATCGCCAACAAGGGGGTCGGCGATTATACCAACCTTGAGGCGGCAATTCCGGGTCTGACTGCACCGATCACGATGGATCAAAAGACGCTGGAAGCCACACCGGGTTATCAGTTCAATCTCTCGCAGGGCGAGCGCGGCGTATCTCTTGGAGCCGCAGCAGCGGGCCTTTCCGGGGCGCAGGCCAAGGCGGCGGCGAAATACGCAACGGGCTTGGCGGATTCGACCTATCAGAACCAGTTCAACAACGCCAATACCAACAAGCAGAATGCCTATAACTTCCTCCTGGGGACGGCGAATCTGGGAACCAGCGCGGCCGGTCAGTATGGCCTCAACGCGACGGCGGCCGGTAACGCCGATATCAGCAATTCGCAGCAGGTCGGCAGCAACATTTCAAGCAACACCATCGGTGCCGGCAATGCACAGGCGGCGGCCGATATCGCCACAGGAAAGAATATTAGCAACGCTTTAACTGGCAGTGCTGGAGCGTTTGCGGGCGGCGGATCGAATCCATTTGGAAATTATGGCATGTATGGCGCGGTCGGTAGCGGCAATCCTGCGACCACGATCAATTATGGCGGCAACTCTTATCCGGCTTACTCCTGATGGCTGAAGTCGATACCTCAATCTATAATAATGCCGTTGCCGAAAACCCGCTGGACATGGCGGGCAAGGTCATTGACTACCGCAACAAACTGCTTGCTAACCAGCAGGGTCAACAGCAGGTTCAGCAGAACCAGATCAAGCTTGCCACCGAGCGGTTTGCCAATATCAACAATGCCGCGTCCGGTCTGTTGCAAGACCCTGACTTGGGAAAAAAGGACGTAACCGGCAAGCTCTGGGACGTGCTTGGCAGATTGACCAAGGGCGATGCGATGTCGGCGCAGCACGCCGTCCAGTTCATGAATCAATTTCCGAGCGGAAATACGCCGCAGGCTCTCGCTCAACAGCGTCAGGCTATTCAAGCTGTCCATGCTCAGACCTTGGATGCATGGCAGAAGGGCCAAGCCTATCTCGGCCAGACCGAGGGCATCAGCACGGGTGGCGGGACCAAGTTCATTGGTGCGCCGGCATTCGGTGGCACCCCCCAGGATCGCGGCTTTATCCCGAACACGCTGCAGCCCAGCACGCAACAGGTCAATCCCGACCTGTCGCAGAGTTATGTCGGCGGTGCCGGCAATCCGCCCATCCAAGGGCCGTCCATGCCAGCGGTCAATGGGGCACCGGCACGGGCCGTAGTGCCGTCTACGCCGAGGGTGGTCGGCGATCAGGAGGCCATCAATCGAGGGCTGTATCCGGCTCCAAGGATAGCACAGGCCGCTCCGATCAAGGCCGCTCCAGCGCCGGGCGAAGCCGAGGCATTACAGGGCTCCGCTCATGCCTATACGGACGCCATGGCGGCGGCCGGCAAATATGCCCAGCGCGTCAACCCGTTGCGTCAAGCCATTCCATTGCTTGAAGGCATGAAAGAAACCGATATCGGACCTTCATCGGATCGCTGGAACGATATCAAATCCACCGCGCAAACTCTTGGTGCGGGGACGCTTGCCGGCATCGATCCTGAGAAGATCAAGAATTACAACGAACTCAAGAAATACTTTTCGCAATATACCTCGCAGGCGGCGGCCACGCTTGGCCCCAAGACCAATGACGGCCTTGCCACGGCAGTTACGTCCAATCCTAACATTCACATGGACAAGCTTTCGGCAACCGACCTGTCCAAGATGGCGTTGGGTGCGGAGCGTATGCAGCAGGCCGGAGCCAGCGAATTTGACCAGTTGGTTCGAAGCGGGCAGGCCAAGCCGGGCGATTTCAATCATTTCATGCTGGACTGGAGTACACAGCAAGACCCGCGCGCCTTCGTCTATGACATCATGGACAAGAAGGCTCAAGATGCCGTGAAGAAACTACCTCCAGCCGAGCGAGCCAAGGTCGCCAATGGAATGCGGATTGCCGAGAAGTGGAAACTTCTAGGGGACGTGCATCGTGAGTGACGACTCCGATATCTTCGATAAATATTCGCGGGACAGGAAGCCGGACGACACAACGGACGCGACGACTCCTGATCCGAATGACGCGCTGTTCGACAAGTACGAGCGCGACGATACCGAGATGATCCGGGAAAAGGGCAAGCCCACCCGCGTCATCATGCACATGGATCAGCCGCGCGGTGATGTGGCGGATATGTCCGGCTTCAACAATCGGCTGGCGAGCGATGTCCCTATTCTGGGACCATTGTTCGACAAGGCCACCGCTGCCACGGGCGCGGCCATTGCACCTGTCACCGATCTGATCCGACAGGCGCAAGGCCAGCCGCCGCAATATGCCGACACCAGTTTTGCGGATCGCTATAATAACAATCTGCAAATGCAGACCCAGCAGAACGATCAATACGCACAAGCCCATCCGGTAGCGGCCACGGCGGCCGATGTAACCGGAGCGGGCATGTTGTTGGGGCCTGTCGCTCAAACGCCCATCGGCGCGCGTATGCTGGGTATGACCGGCAACGCTTTGGGATCGCGGGTCTATCAGGGCGCGGCCGGGGCCGGGGCTATCGAGGCCACGAACCAACTGCTTAAAGGCAATAATCCCACCAACCAAGGCTTTTTCGGTCCCGTTCCGCTCGCCATGGTTGGTGGTGCTGCGGCACCTATGTTGGGCGAGGCGGTTTCATCCGGCGGCAACAGCCTGATGAATATGCTGCCTCGTAAAACCGGGCCACTGGCTGGCGTCAATTCGGTCGGACGCAATATGCTGACGAATGCGGTAGATGGCGAAACCCCGGCATCGGTCGCAGAGGCGCAGCAACGGTTTGGACCATCGGGTATGCTGGCCGATGTCAACCAAGGCACTACGGACCTCGCTGGTGGGCTTGCGGATGTACCGGGCGCACATAAGCAGGTAGTCCGGGAAGCCTACCGGGAACGCGCGGGAGACCAGAAGGGGCGCATTCTACAGAGCCTCGACCAGAACACCGTTCCGCAGGTGGATATTGCCAAGTTGGGTCGCCTGATCGACCAGGATCAGAAGACGCTTTCCAAACCGTTGTATGACAAATTCCGCACCTTGCAGGTCCACCCCACGCCGGAAATCAAGGCGCTGATCCCGCGCCTTGAGGCAGCGGGCGCTTTTAACAAGGCGGAAGAGATCGCCGGTATTTCCGGCCGCCCCTTTGAGAAGAATTTCTTCACTGGCGGATCGCAAAAGTCCTATCCGACCACGGAAGCATGGGATTTGGTCAAGCGTTCGCTCGATAGCCGGATCAGTGCGGCCTTGGATGCGACCAAGCCTGACAAAAACGTCGCGTCCGAGTTGCTGAAACTCAAATCTGACCTGATCGGGGCAATCGACAAGTCGAATGCAGGCCCAACCTACAAGGCCGCCCGCGAGAAGTTCGCAGAATACGCCACCTTGAAGGAGCAAATGAAGGAGGGCGGCAAGACTTGGGAGCGCTCCAACACGGCGGATGAACTAAAGCATGAAATTTCACTGCTGACCCCGTTTGAAGTGGCTGCACGGCGCCAAGGCGCTCGGGATGCGGTCCAGAACATCATTGAAAACAGCCATCTTGGCGACACCACGGCGCGAAACAAGCTTTTGACCGATGCCGGGCAGAAGAAATTGGCTATTTTGTTCGGTGACAAGCGCGCGGACAAGCTGGTTGGCGATTTGAAAGCCGAATTGAACATGTCGGCCAAGAACAACGAGGTTGTCGGCGGTTCTCCCACCTCGGGCAAGCAGGCGCGGCGCGATATGACGTTGCCGCCGAAGGTAGAACGCGGTTATTTCGGCAATCTTGACTTTACCAAGCCGTCTTCGCTGATCCCGGACTGGATGACGCCCCACGCGATCATGGAGGGTTCTTCGGCGGCTCGATATGCAAACGCTCACTCTCAGATTGCGCCTCTATTAACTCGTAAAATGGGCGATCCGGACTTTGACGCGCTTGTAAAAGAACTTCTTCGAGAGAGGGAAGGCGCGGCTCTGCGGCAGCAGCGTCTAGGCCGAATGGGTCGGGGTGCGACTCTCGCCATAAACGCCATTGCTCCGCCGCTTCGTAACCGGCTGCTTCCCGCGCCCGCCATTCGATAACCGCCCGCCAAATCCCTTCGGCAATCGATATGCCGAACAAAGCCAACAGCCACTTCATTCCGGAAATCTCATGATGCAAATCAGGAGCCGCATCGCTGCGGCCTTCCTTGCCATTCTAGCATGTTCGGGCGCAATTGTCCCGGTCAATGCCGGTACTTTGTTACCGAATGGCGAGCAGCAATTCTGGACGGCTGACGGCACGCAACCGTTGGCGGCCGGTTGCGTGGCGTTTTACATACCGGGCACCCTTTCACCAAGAAATACTTATCAGAACTCTGCTCAGACCATCACCAACACCAACCCGGTTCAGCTGGACGCGGCGGGCCGGGCGATCATCTACGGCACCGGCACTTATCGCCAGATCGTCTCAGCAGTAGGACCGGGCGGTGGCTGCGCTCCGGCCGGCGCGCAAATCTGGGATCAGCTAACCGAATCGACGGACTCGACTACCACGATCTTTGCCGGCGCCTCGGCAGGAACGCCTAACGCCATTACCGTCAATGCCCCGGCCTTTTCCGGGATCGATGGGCAGGTCATCAACTATATCTCGACCAATACCAATACGGGCGGCGCCACGCTCAACCCATCTGGATTCGGCGCGGTCGAGATCGTGCGGGATTCGGCGACGGGTCCGGGGGCGCTGACTGGCGGTGAACTGGTCGCCACCAACGCGGTCTCCGTCATCTACGACGCCACGGCGGGAACGTTTCATATCCTTTCACCTGTCACATGGCCGAATACGGCGGGTGTTCCGGTCGGAACCGTCATTCCGGTAGCCGGCTTTACCGCTCCGGCCAACTATGCCTTTGCCTACGGTCAGGAGATCAATCGCGTCACGTTCTCAAGTCTGTTCAATGCGATTACGTCGTCGCAAACCGGATCACTTTCCAGCGGCAGTCCGACGATCACGGGTCTATCGGATACAACCCAGTTTGCCAGGGGCCAGCCTGTTGAATCTGTCGGCATCCCGAACGGGACGACGCTACTAAGCTGCACGGCAAGTACCTGCACGATGACCGCCAATGCCACCACCACCCGTTCAGGAACGGTGACGTTCTTTGCCTACGGTGACGGGGATGGGGCAACCACATTCAATCTGCCTGATTATCGCGGCAAATCCCTCGCTGGCAGAGACAACATGGGGGGCACTGCTGCCAACGTTTTACAGGTTACAGCGGCTCTGACCACCACGAACGGGTCTGCGACTGCGACGGTTTCATCAGCTACTAATCTCGCCATAGGGATGGTCGTTGCGGGCAATCCCAATGTTCCGAGCGGAACGGGTATTTCCAATATTTCTGGCACCACCATTACATTATCGGCACTTGCCACGGGCACCCAATCTGGAATCTCAACCCGGTTCTCTTCAGTCCGAGATGCACAGGGACTGGGAGCCCCCGGCGGTTCTCAGGTGGGTACTCTCGTAGTAGCCAACCTGCCGCCCTATACGCCGTCGGGTGGTGTTGGCGTCACCATATCTGGCGGCACGTTTGGAGGGTCTGATCCGGCTGGCGCGAGCATCGGCACGGGTGGCGCGACTCCAACGGTAAAGAATAACGTGGCTATCGCTGCATCGGCCTCATTCACTGGCACTCCACAAGGCGGCACAAGCATTCCAGCCTCGGTCGTCCCGCCCGTTTCAATTGTCAATTGGGCGGTGAGACTCACGCCATGAAACTTAAAGCCATATTGATCGCCCCGCTTCTGGCGGGGTTTTTTATTGCCCCCGCCTATGCCCAGAAGACCAAGGCGCAGCTTTCGACTGAGATCACCACCACCTACCCCGATAACACAACGGGCCTGATTACGCCCCTTGGCGTTCGAACTTACGAATCCGATGTCATCAACTCGATCATGCCGACCGCTCCGGTTGTGTCGGGAAATCTTGCCTGTTTCGATGGCATTACGGGATTGTTGAAGGATTGTGGCACGGCGCCGACTACCAATCCGCTTATCGTGGGTACGACGCCGATCAATGGCGGTGCCACCACCAACGTTCTGTTCGATAATTCCGGCGTACTCGGCGAGTATGGAATAAGCGGTTCCGGCAACGTCTGCATGACGATCTCATGCGTGATGACCACACCAGCATTGGGAACCCCGGCATCCGGTGTTGCGACCAATCTGACTGGCACGGCGGCAGGATTGACCGCAGGCCAAGTCACCACCAACGCCAACCTGACCGGGCCGGTTACATCCGTCGGCAATGCCACCACGATCGGTGCCAATCAGGTCAGCCGGGCCAATCTGGCGCAAGGCGCTGGACTGTCTGTCATCGGGGTAACGGGCAGCTCCACCGCCAATGATGCCGACATCGCAGGGACGGCCAATCAGTTCCTTGGCGTCAACAATGCCGGGACTGCGGTTGCGTTTAATACGATGTCGCAGGATTGCACGCTCGCAACCGGCGTCATCACCTGCACTAAAACCAACAACGTGCCGTTCACCACCAACGCCACTGCGGCGGTCGGTCAGTTGCCAGGGACCACCACCAACGACAACGCGGCCTCAGGCAAGGTTGGAGAGTACGTTGAAAGCATCATTGTGTCCGGTTCTGCGGTTTCCTTGACCACTGCGACCGCAAAAACCGTAACAAGCATTTCGCTTACAGCGGGCGATTGGGATGTGGATTGCATAGTTTACTACTCGCTAGGTGGCACGACCAACTACACCGATTATCGGGCGTCACTTTCCCTCTCGACAAATACCTTGGATGCGACGCCCGGCAGGCTCACGGATACGAGTGTTCCAGCCAATGCGCCCGGTGCGCTCGGTGCACTGTCACAAGCCGTTCCAGCCTATCGGTTCAGCCTTTCCGGTACGACCAGTATATTTCTGATTGCTCAATCAAGCTTCACGGTCTCTACGATGTCCGCTTACGGCATCATTCGCGCAAGGCGGGTGCGATGATCGCGTGGCTCGGCGATAGCGTCACCAAAGGAACTAGCTACGGCGGCGTTACGACAACCGACACCTTTGCTTATAAGGTCGGCGTGGCCAATGGATACGCGGCTACTGACATCATCAATGCCGGGGTGAACAGCGACACATCGGCCGGGATGCTGGCTCGGTTAGGAACCGACGTTCTTGCGTTCAATCCATCGGTTTGTGTTCTGGAATGCGGCTTGAATGATTGGCAGACCGGCGTTCCGCTTGCGTCTTATCAGTCAAATGTTTGGGCGATCTTCTCCGGGTTGAAAGCCGCCAGTATCAAGCCCGTTGGCCTGACCAAGATGCAGCGAGGTTCAACCTTGGATTTCGCGGCCTATCAGCCTTATTTGCAAGCGTTCGAAAACCAGTGTGCAGCGCAAGGCATTAATTGCGTGGACCTCTATCGCGAAGAATGCGCGTCG